GGCTCAAAGTATTGGCAAGTGATAGTACTAAGTTGGATGGGCCTAATGCCTCAATGTACTTATTGGATGAGTACCATGCTGCAAGGAATACAGGCATGAAAGATGTGTTGCAGTCATCGCAAGGCATGAGAGAGAGTCCAATGGGAGTGATAATCACCACTGCAGGGTTTGATAAGTTGGGTGTTTGCTACGAATATAGGGAAATGTGTGTGGATATTCTGAAAGACTTGAAGCAAGATGACTCTATATTCATAGCTATCTACTCACTAGACGAGGGCGATGATTGGAAAGATGAAGAGATGTGGGTGAAGAGTAACCCGAATCTTGGGGTAACGGTGCAGAAAAGGTACATAGAAGGACAAATACGGATGGCTATTAACTCGACATCGGAAGAAGTAGGAGTGAAAACTAAGACACTGAACATGTGGGTGGATAGCTCTGATGTATGGATACCTGACAACTACCTATTGGACAACTCAATCAACATGGACCTGAAAGATTATGCAGGGATGGAAGCGTTTGCAGGGATTGACCTTGCATCGACAAGTGATTTGACGTGTGTGAATTTTATGATACCTATGGAGAATGGGGAATTTCATTTTAAAACATTTTACTACCTACCCGAAGCAGCACTGACAGAGAAAAGATTTAAAGACCAATATGGAGAATGGCGCAGGCAAGGCTTATTGAAGATAACGCCAGGCAATGTGACAGACTATGACTACATATTGAACGACTTGGTGGAAGTGAGCAACAGTTTGTATCTGCTGAATGTGGCTTATGACCCTTACAACGCTACTCAATTTGTATTGAATGCGCAAGATAGAGGCTTGCCGATGGAAGCATACGGACAGAACTTAGGCAACTTCAACAGACCTACGAAGGAACTGGAGCGATTGATACTATCGGGCAAGGCTAAGATTGACAACAATGTGATTAATAGGCATTGCTTCCGCAATGTGGTAATGGCACGAGACAACAATGGGAATGTGAAACCATCTAAGAAGTATGAAGAGAAAAAGATTGACGGTGTTATTGCAAAGTTAGAATCGTTGGGGATGTATTTATCTACACCGAGATTTAGTGGAACATTATATTAAACAATAAAATAAGCAAAGGCGAGCATTTCAGCTCGCCTTTTTTTTGCTTTAGATTATTACAGAAATGTGGTTTGTAATAAAAGAGAGCGATGAATAGGATAAAGAATATATTCAAAAGTAAGGAGAAGAGAGGAGCGGTAACATCATCTCTTAGGGATCACAACAGCCACTTTGTAAACTTGCTTGAAAGCAGGAGCAAGCCGATGTTGCTATCGACTGTGTATAGATGTGTGGATTTGATAAGCGACTCGGTGGGGGTGTTGCCTTTGGAGACTTACTTGTTGGACTCACTTGGGTATAAACAACCGCACATGAACCATCCGATATATGAGATATTGAACCTTGAACCTAATGAGGACATGACAAGGTACACGTTTTTTAAAACGCTCATGTCATCGGTCTTACTTACTGGTAATGGGTATGCTTACATTGAGAGAGGTGCCAACAATGAGGTGGTGCAATTGGAGTATTTACCATCGAGCGATGTGGAATTGAAATGGATAGACGATGAGAAGGGCAGAAAGAGGAAGCGATACAGAATAAATGGTAGGGATAACTTGGTGGAGCCTAGAGATATGCTTCATGTGCTGAACTTCTCGTATGATGGGCATACAGGTATATCGACACTCTCGCACGCTAGGCAAACATTGGGAATAGCTACGGACAGTGAGAACCACGCAGCAGGATTTTTTAAAGGTGGTGGAAGTGTTGCAGGGATACTAACTGTGGATGGGGTGAGGCTTAAAAAAGGGCAAAAGGACGAGATTTACAATACATGGGAGCAAAGAACCAATCCGACAACAGGGAACCCGAATGGGATAGTGGTGTTGGAGCAGAACATGCAATATCAACCTATAAGTGTATCGCCAAAAGATTCGCAGCTATTAGAGTCGAGACAATTTAATGTGTTGGATATATGTAGATTCTTTTCGGTGTCGCCTGTGAAGGCATTTGACTTATCTAAATCGAGCTACAGTACTGTTGAGGCTACTCAACTTGAATACTTAGCAGACACGGTGCTATCTGTGATCACTAAGATAGAGTTGGAAATAAACAGAAAGATATTCCTCCCGAAAGAACGCAAGATGATGAAAGCTGAGTTTAACACAGCTGCACTATTGAGAGCAGACAAGGCAGCACAGGCAGCATATTGGAATACGATGTTTCAGATTGGCGCAGCGAAACCTAATGAGATTAGACGTGAGAACAACCTACCTAGATTGGAAAATGGAGACCAGGCATTTGTGCAGGTGAATGTGCAGACATTGGAGAATGCGGTGAAGGTGAGATTGGATAAAGAAACTGACAAGACAGTTGTAAAATAATATTACAGAAATGTGGTTTGTATAAAAAGGAATAGCGATGAGTAAAATAGAGCGAAGGAAGGTCACAGAGGAATTGAGAGCAGATGAAGAGAGCAGAAGAGTAGAGGGTTACGCTTTGCTCTTTGAGACATCGTCTGACAGAATGCCTTATGAGGAAGTGATAGAGCGAACCGCCTTGGGCGGAGTGCTTGAGAAGAGCGATGTGTTTGCGCTATTGAATCACGACAGTAGCAGAGGCATATTGGCAAGAGCCATGAATGGTAATGGATCGCTTGAGTTGACGGTAGATGAAAGAGGATTGAAGTATAGCTTTGATGCTCCAAAGAGTGGATTAGGTGATGAATTGTTGGAGTACTTGAGACGCGGGGACATAAAAGAAAGCTCATTTGCCTTTACAGTGGCAGAGGATGAGATACTGCGCAAAGAAGATGGCACGATTAAGCGAACCATTAAGCGATTTGATGAGATATTTGACGTGAGTCCAGTGTATAGAGCAGCCTATTCGGCAACGAATGTGTATGCGCGAAGCGTGGAAGAGATGGAGAAAGAGTTAAAAGAACTTGAGAAGAGAGAAGAGGAAAAGCGAAAGGAAGTAATCCCTGAAAGTTATTACACAGAAATTGAGAATTCATTTAAATAATTACTTAAAATACAAAAGAGAAAATGGCAAAAGAATTAAGCATTACAGAACTTAGAGACGAAAAAAAGCAATTGCAGTCTCGCGCTACCGAACTTATCGGATTAGCAAGAAAAGAAGAGCGAAAGTTATCTTCAGAAGAAGAGAAGGAAGCAACCGATGCGCACTTGCGTATGACGGAAATAAACGTTGAGATTGCAGGTAAGGAAGCCCGCAACGCAGGCGATGGTAGAGAGCATCAAGTTAACAAGCCGATGAGTCTGAGAAAAGCATTGCTTGAGATGACAGAAGGCAGGAGTTTTTCTGATGACACGCAAAAGATGCACGATATAGGTGCCGGCTCAATGCAGGGGTTTGCAAAGAGAGGCAATGGAAGGAATTTATACGTGCCTATCGAGGCTAGAAGCTTCACAGCAACTGGGGCGGATACAGGAAAATCAATGATTGAAACAAACTTCTTGAATATCCTAGAGCCTTTGCGCAATCGCATGGTACTTGGAGAGGCAGGAGCTAATTTCTTGACTGGTTTGGTTGGGAATATTGACATTCCATCGTTCAGCGGCTCTACTGCTAACTGGGAGGGCGAAAACACAGCAGCAAAAGAGGGGGGCGGTGTTTTTACACATAAAACTTTGAAGCCAAAGCGATTGACCTCTAAGCTAACTGTATCGAAGCAACTATTAGTACAAGACTCACTTGGTGTAGAGGCTATATTGAGAGCTGACTTAGTGGCCTCGGTTGCAGATGCGCTTGAGCAAGCGGTGTTGGGCAATCATGCTCACAGTGACAATAAGCCTGACGGCTTCTTCACTGGGGTTGAAGAAACAGGAACTGTTTTTAGCTGGGATGGAGTAGTAGACTTAGAGACTGCTATTGATGCGGCCAACTTAGGAGCAAATGGCAAGTACATCATGCACACTCAACTAAGAGGGTTGGCAAAGAAAACCGT